ATGAAAATGAAACTTGGCCAGCACAGGCAACTGACCACAGCGCTGGAAGCTGTGTCTAAACCGCCAGCATCAGTGAAAAAGTTACAGACCAACATCGATGAAGAGTTACATCGCCGGTTTAAAACCAGCTGCTTCCTGCAGGATCGTGAAATGAAAGACGTTCTGACAGAGTTGATCGAAGCCTGGCTTATCACTAACGAACGCGCCTGATACGTTGATCGCGAGCGGGATCGGGTCTTAACAGATCCGTTTCCGCGATATCCCGTTAAGATCCCAGCCTGACAAGGCCGTAACCCTCGCTTTTTCCTTCCTGAAAAATCTTCTGCGTTGTTAATCAGATCCCAAGATCAAATAGTGTTTTGTTTCTTTTTTAAGTTTAGATCTTTCTCTTTAGAGACGATTTTTACTTTTTATTATCATAAGGTTACAACGGGTATTGTGGAGGTTTTTCCTGCGCGAAGTGGAGATCCTTCCTGTTGGATGTGGATCCTTTTCATGTCGTATGTAGAGTCTTTTTCTGTGGATAATTTCTTTACGGATCAATCCATTATCTGCGTGGAGTAATTTCCTGTGGATATCACGATCTCCTCATTGTCTGGCCTCCCGTCTTCGCGATATGACCGCTAATATCATGCCACAACAGGGATTTATCATAAGTGGAATGATTTCCTGATCCTGTCAGTCAGGCCAATATGTGGAACAATTTCCTGTGACAGCGTCACGTCATGTCACTTGTCTCCGATAACGGATCTGGAATCCGTACGGGCAGGGCAGATCCGCATGATTTAGGGTGGCTGCAAAAGCCTATGTGGAAACTTTTCCTGATCCCCAAAACCCATATGTGGAAACATTATCTGATCCCATTTCGGCCTGATCACTCCCTGTGCTTTGAATTATTATCTATAAATCAATGTATTAAAAATAATGTGACATTGTCACGCACTGATATGTGGAGTGATTTCCTGATCAAAGGAGTTGATATTCAGGGTATCCGGCAGGATGAAAACAGCGATATGGCGTTAAGGTGGAGACATTTCCTGATCCCAGATCCGTATATATGTGGAAAGATTTTCTGAAAGAACGATCGCGGTACATATGTGGAATGATTTCCTGTTTATCTGATCGCCTGCTTCTAAACGTGGAGACATTTTCTGATCCCCGCAGGCGTGATACGTGGAAAGTTTTCATGTCGATCCGCTCTGGCAGGAAAAACACCGTCCCGGACGAAGTGAGAAGGGGATCACAAAGTGGATTTCGGGCGTTTTTTCACCGGTAGCGATTATATGTGGAGAGATTTTCTGATCCGGGAACGCTGTTGAAGAGAAACTCAGGGGGAATACGGCGCAACGATCCTCCGGCTTTAAAGTGGAGTAATTTCCTGTAAAAAGTCTGACGATCCAGTGTGTTAAAAAAAGGATCCCTGATGGCGCGGAAAACCTTATGTGGAGATTTTTCCTGATCAGACTTTTCGGATCCTTATTTAATTGACTGATTTTAAAGGAGTAAATAACCATTGTTTTTGCTTTACGACAGCATTTTTTATGTGGAATAATTTACCTACTTTCCACTTATGGATCCTGCTACATGGAACTGAATAAACTCACCGTAGTTCAGGGGAATGATCTTCTTGAAGGCGCTTACAGCGTCACTCTGGACGAAATGCGCCTGCTTAACCTGGCGCTGGCGCAAATTGATAGCAGGAAACCTCAGCCAGATACGCTTTATCGACTTTTCCCTCAGGATTATCAGCGGATCTACGGGGTAAACCCGACAAGCAGCCATCGCCAGTTACGCGAAGCAGCTGAAAGCCTGATGAAAAAGCCGGTCACCATTTACAAACCGGACATCAAAACCGGCAAGGTTCGTACCGTCCAGCTTTCCTGGTTCTCGCGTCTCGAATACGTAAGCAGTGACGATCACAGCGCGGTGGTGCTGCGGTTCGGTCAGGACGTTGCGCCGTATCTCTATGAACTTAAAGAGTCTTTTACCAAGCTGAATTTTGCGAACATTGCGAAACTCGACACCCCGTTCTCTGTGCGCCTGTATGGCTGGCTCATCAAAGCTAAGAACCTCTACGGGCGTCGCAGCGGTAAAGCCATCGAAGTGACGCTGGATCTCAACTGGATGCGCGAGAAGGCCGGTCTGGCGGGTAAATACGAGGACTATCGTGACTTCCGCCAGAAACTGCTTGAGCCGACGATCAACCGGATCAACGCCAATACCGATATCTCCGTCGTCTGGGAGCCGGTGAAGCAGGGCAGAACCGTGGTATCCATCAAGTTTGCCTATGTGGATGAATCCGCACCAGAAGCCAGCAAACCGCTGCGTCCGCGCTTACCACGTCGCCCGCGTGCGGTGGCCGGTTCAGCACTGGAAGGCGAGTGGGCGCGCCGCTGTATCACCATCTTCGAAGAGTATCGTGAAAAATTAAGCGCTTACGATGTCGAAGAGAAAGCCACGCTGCCGGATCTGCGTAAGCTTTCTGGCTGGTACAAGATGATTGGTGAGAAGAATAAACAAAAAGAGATCCTCGCCGAAGTCAGTTCACGTAGCAAAAAGACCGCAGCCTGATCGTACGTCATCCCCTTTTAAACGAACGGCGTATCTTCACTGAGATACGCCGTTTTTCTTTGGCCAGAATCGGAGGGAAGCAGGGGAGGCACTGACGTTATCTCTTTTACAGTGGGTCCTACGGAGTTAGTGAGTGCTCACTGGGTGTGATCAGGAAATTATTCCACATTAGCCGTTTTGGTGGCTTTTCCACCTTACTGTTTAAAAGCTATAAGCCATACATTCTGAAAAAGGATCTTTTAAGGCACAAAACCCAGTGCGGAAGCCTGTTTCTAACGTATATGCAGGCTTACAATGTAAGTGAGTACTGACTCCACTAGCCACTCTTAACCTTTAAATGCCACCATGCACCATCTGCACCGCCATTTTATCGCCATTTAAGCCAGAGGGTTTAGCCTCACGGCTTCTTCAAGGTGCTCGGGTGCAAAATGGGCATAACGCATTGTCATTTTGATATCGGTGTGGCCGAGAACACGCTGCAAAACGAGAATGTTCCCCCCTTTCATCATGAAGTGTGAAGCGAACGTGTGGCGGAGCACATGCGATGACTGGCCTGCAGGTAACTGTATATCGGTGCGTTGCAGGGCAGAGCGAAACTCACGGTAGCAGTCTTCGAAAAGCCTCCCGCTCTTTACTGCTGGTAACGAGTCGTAAAGGTCTTTACTGATCGGAATCGTTCGATTCTTACGGCCTTTGGTTTTGGTATATGTGACCTTATATTCCGTCACCTGGCTTCTGCTTAATTCCTGAGCCTCTGACCAGCGTGCCCCCGTTGAGAGGCATAGTTTTACGATACATTCTAAGTCACCGTTACCTTCACTCCTGCATTCCGCCAAAAGTTGCTCTATCTGTTCTTTTGTCAGAAAAGCCATTTCGCTTTCATCTGTGCGGAACGGCCGTACATTCTTGATCGGGTTTTCACCTTTCCATTCTTCAAGGCGAATAAGCTCATTAAAAACAGCTCTAAAATATGCCTGTTCAAGATTGATGGTTTGTGGGGTGATCTTCTTCACTCTGTTGCCGCGTGAAAAATCCCCTAAAAGTCTCTTCTCCCGATACCGGGAAAACATCTTTGCATCGAATTCCCTGGCAAGTGGTTCGCCCATGCAAACAGAAGCGTGTGTCATTACGGCGAGACGTCTGTCTGCATCTTTAAGCGTAAGGCCATGGGCGTAGTACCAGATTTTCAGCACTTCTATCAGAGTGCGGTTATCGTCCTTTTCATCCTGCCAGGGTTTGGTAATGGTGTGCTGCTCGAAGGCCAATGCTTCGCCTTTGGTGGCGAATTTCTTGCGTATACGTTTACCCTTTGCACCGTTCGGATAAAGCTCGCACAGCCACCATCCATCGGCCTGTTTTCTGACCGCCATCAATTAACCTCTGTATAAATTCCTATCACACGACCAAGCGTTTTTATCTCATCAATTCCGCATTCAAAAGGGACTTTGCCACCAGCAACGTGCAACCTCCTTGCCGGTAATAGCGTTAAGTCACGGATGCTGATTGAACCCTCAATATCTACTAACCAAATTCCATCAGAAAGCGTTGCTGCTTGCTCGACCACATGGGTCTTTCCATCAGACTTGACGCACTGCGGGCGCGTAAGAGGCTTACCAAAAAGTGCAGAGTCAATATTCAAAACAGTCTCATTACAGAGCTTCCCTTCGCTTAATGTGAATAATTTCAATTCACAAACATCAAGTCTCGGCTTATCTGAGCTGAATTTTGGGCCTTCACCGGAGATGAGCCAAAGAAGATTAGCCCCAGTATCCAGTGAGCACTTTACGGCAAAGTCATATGAGATGGTGCCGCGTGTGTACCTATTTTGCAGCGAACTTGCAGCTATATCGAAGTGCCGCGCTAACTGGATTTTTTGATGAAAACCGTAAACTTCACAAATCCTATCGAGTAATGCTTCGTTGTTAACTTCGGCATCTAAAATCATGAAATGCTCACCTGAGTATTTACATATGCTATGTCTAGCATTATGATTAGTTTAAATCGCATGCTATTGACGGCGAAAGGTGGCAAACCGTGACAGTCAATGGCAATCATTAGTTAATAGGGAATGATGCATTATGACAGCTCTCATTACAATCAAGATCCCCCGCACAACTGTGCACCCAGAAGAATTCGCAGCCCTTGAAGGTGTATCCGTCCGCACCGTTTATCGCCAGACGACCGGCGAAAACCCTCGCATTCCAATCGAACCGCGCACTATCAAGAAAGGCAACAAGCGTGCCGGTGGTCCAATCAGAATTCTTTACGCTCGTTACAAAGAAATGGAAGCCAAAAAGAATCTTGGTCATTCACGGTTTCAAATCGTAATTGGCGATTAATTCACATTAAGTGAATTTTGAGAGGTAAACATGTTTGATTTTCAGGTTTCCAACCAGCCGCACTTCGATAACGCGTGTCGTGCTTTTGCCGTTCGTCACAACCTGTCAAAACTTGCTCGCACTATTGGAATGAAAGAACAGACCCTGCGTAACAAGCTGAATCCTGATCAGGTTCATCAGCTTACTGCCATTGAAATTGCAGTGATCACCGATACCACCGAAGACGCAACCCTGATCGATGGGTTGCTGGCACAGATGAAATGTATGCCTGCGGTTCCAGTAAATGAGTTGGCCGAGGGGAATATTGCTACCTACACGCTTCACGCCACGGCGGCGTTGGGATCGGTTGCTGCAAGTGCGGCATCACCGGAAAGGCAAACTCGCCAGGTTAAAAACGCAATTATGGAAAGTGTGAACGCAGGGATCCGTCACTTGTCGCTGATCGGTTTGGCGATTCAGGGGCGGGTCGAAGGTTCACCGGTGCTGGCCTCTGCCGTTGGTGCCGTCGCCAGCGTTGCTACCAATGGGATGGTGTGATTATGCCGATCTCAATTGCACCACTTCTGAAACAGCAAAGCCCTTCACGGCATTTCGGCCATGGTTGCATTGAACTGCCAGGGGGAAAGCGTTGGAGTCCTTCACTGTCAAAAGCCACTGCCCTGCAGGCCGTGAGAAATTCAAAGCCGCTTTTAAAGCGCCTGTTTAGTTGAGGTGATTATGTTTTTAGGGAACGAAGAACATATCCAGATCGGTAAAAAGCATCTGACAAAAATTAAAGAGATGTTGGAACACAAAAAGAATGTAGCGCAGGAAACATTTGATAGTCAGCCGCTGCATATGCGTAAAACGATCTGCTTTCATGCTGGCCTGAAAAATCGCCACGTAGAAATGAAGTTTGCAGAATTAACGCCGACTGAGCGACATCAAGTGGTTGCGGCGCTGAATTCCTTACTTGGTTTAACGGAGTCACTTCCGAAATTTATTAGTGAAGATGACTGCAAGATAAATATCAGACACTAACCCGAACTGAAATTAATTGGCGTAAACCCGCCGGGCATTCTTTTGCCCAAAAACAGGAGTTTTACATATGAAAACAATGATTAATAAATCCCGACTCGGCTTTGCTGGCTTGCCTGTTGTCGGTTTTGATATGGGGTCGGCAGAAGGGGACTACACCGGCGAGCTGACCTTAATGCTCAATGCTGCACGTAACGATGAGCGCGGCAATCGTGCCCAGGTGTTTGCCTCACGTCTGGAGGCTATCGCCTGTTTCATCATCCAGAAAGAAATGACCGGAACCGAAGCTGCTGAGGCTTTACGTCAGGAAGCTACCCGTATTCAAAACGAATCGGGAGACCTGCACTAATGGCTGATGTGATCGACACCGCCCAGGAACGCGCTGACCTCATTCTTTCCGCCCAAATCCAGGCCGCCCGCGCAACTGTTGCAGGTGTTTCCGCAATGTTCTGCATCGAGTGCGATCGTCCGATACCGGAGGAACGCCGCGCAGCTCTGCCAGGCGTCGAGCTTTGCTTGTACTGCAAAGAGCTGGCTGAACTCAATGCCAAACACTACCGAGGCAACCAGTGATCATATTCGCGGTGGTGTTGCTCGTATTGGCCGCTATCAATGCGGGCTATCTGGTCATTGATCTCAAAGACGGCATGTAATGCAGACCAGCCGCTTCACTCCTCAGATTAAAACGCCCGCAGCTTGGGCGTTTCCCTGGAACAAACCACGTCAGGCCGTTTCTGGTCTTGAAAGACCGCTTACCCGTGATGAATACGATCAGGGGCAAGCTGTTTTAACCAAAGTAAAAACCCTCTCAACCGATCTCCGTGAAATCTTTACAGGCCGCTATACATATCTGCTGAAAGAGCAGGGCATTCACGCCGCCAATAAATATCTGGTTTATACCTTGGGGCGCAGCATTCTGCCGCGTGTAGATGCAGTCAATTCTGCACACGAAATGAATTTTCATGCTTCCATGAAATTCATGTCAGAGGCCGACTTCTATCACAGCCTGCCGAGCATGAGCGATAAACCGTTGCGCCGTTTCGCTCAGGACATCGCCGGACATCTGAAAGGGATTTATGAAGAACGTTGCGATCAGTTGCTTGCTCAGTACAACGGGGATAATTCGATTTTATTTGAGAGTGATACCCAGTGCGAGTTGTATAGCGAAATCACCGGGATGGCACAGGCTTTCAATGTCACGCCGATGTACTGGACAAGATTTTGCAAAGGCAAGCTGGATGCAGTTTCCGCTATCGCAGCCATGTCGCGCCTGGTTAATCCGGACTGGTGGTTACGCCAGTTTAAAGGTCAGCGCACCCGCTGGCGTGAATCGTTGCTGATCGCAATCGGCAAGGTTAACCGCGATGCTTCCCCCTATGCCAGTAAGCAGGCCATCCGTGAAGTACGTGCGCGACGCCTGTCGAATCTCGACTATCTGAAAAGCTGCGACCTGGAGAACGTCGAAACCGGCGAGCGTTTCAGTCTGATCGACAAAGTGATGGCAAGTATTTCAAACCCTGAAATCCGCCGCATGGAGTTAATGAGCACGATCGCCGGCACCGAAAAATATGCCGCTGCAAATGGCGACGTCGGGATGTTCCTGACCATCACCACCCCTTCTAAATATCACCCGACCCGCATGGTGGGTAAGGGCGATAAAAGGCGCGTTCAGCGAAATCACGCCTGGGACAAAGAAGCCTTTACCCCGAAAGATGCGCAGCGTTATCTGTGCGGGATCTGGAGCAAAATGCGCACCGCGTTCAAGGATAGCGGTCTGTCTGTTTACGGGATGCGCGTTGTCGAGCCTCACCACGATGCGACGCCGCACTGGCACATGATGTTATTCACTAAGCCCGCCATGCGTCAGCGGGTGATCGATATCATGCGCAAATACGCCATGAAAGAAGACGGTGACGAGCGCGGGGCGGCAAAGAACCGCTTTGACTGTAAGCACATGAACCGTGGCGGTGCGGCTGGCTATATTGCCAAATACATTGCAAAGAACATCGACGGTTATGCACTGGAAGGCGAGCGCGACCACGAAACCGGCGAGCTGCTGACAGATTCCGCTGCCGCTGTCACAGCCTGGGCTGCTACCTGGCGGATCCCCCAGTTCCATCCTATCGGGCTGCCAACCATGGGTTCATACCGTGAGTGCCGCCGCATCCGTTCCATTAGTCTGACTGAAACCTTTGACGAAGAAGTGGAAGCCGTTCGAGCTGCTGCTGATGCCGGTGATTTTATGGCTTACATGTCAGCCCAGGGCGGGGCAAATGTCCCACGTGACGACCAGACGGTGCGTGTCGCCCGCCGCGTTGCTGATGAGCTGAACGCATACGATGAGGAAGTGAAAAAGGTTGTGGGTATTTTCGCGCCTCACCTCGGCGACTCCCGTGTTTATGAAACCCGTACAACACAATGGCGGATCGTTTCTTCTGCCGTTGACGTTGAGGTTTTGACCTTAAAAAGCGCCTCCGGCGCGCCTCGGAGTCCTGTCAATAACTGTGGGTTAGGTGGAAAGAAACAGGCTACAAATTGGCGTGGTAGCCAGGGTGATAGCACCGCTACGGCGTACACTTCTGACAACCGGCGAGTTATTGACTGGACAGATACAGCCGCCGTGAGGGCGATTGTGGCGCGTATAAGGGAAGAAACACCGAAGGTGAGTAAGTTACAGCGAAGTTTTGACCCAACGAAAGCCCGGGACGTTGCTCCATCGGCAAGACTGACTGATGAGGAACGGGCGCGATTGCCTCAGATTGGACGGGAATTGATGAAAAACGGCATCACTGCGCATCGCTGGGAGCTGGAAGCATTAAGCCGCGGGGCGAAAGTTAGCTTTGGTGGTCTGGTTATGAGTTTTGAACCGCTGCACGATTGGGCTGAATTTGAATGATGTGTATCGAGCATAACGTTAGGGCGATGGATGATATCTATCGTTTTAGATATATAAATTTCAATAACATATAGATTTTTATGGAAATTATATTCATATGATTTTATAGTACTGTATAAACAAACAGTATTTTTTGGGGGCAGAATGGATTTTTTACACACGGCAGTACTATTGGAACGCATATCTTTGATTGCGAAACTTTCCACTCGCGTTGACTGCGATGCAGAAGAACGGGAGATGGTTGCTGCGTGGATTTCGGAAATGGCATCGTCAGCGAACGAGGAGCTGCTTAAAGTCATTTTTGACGTAAACGCCCCAGGAAAGATCCACTGAATTCCAAGTAAAAGGTTCTAAGTGAACGCCGCATGCACTATATGCATGGTTTTGCATGATCCCTAAAAGATCAAAAAAGACCTGATCACCCTTTGGGCAGGGCTTTGCGGCGTTCTGAGACATGCATTAAAAACGGTGAGTTAAGTCAGAAGCGGGCAGGCGGGTAACATTGCGCGCGCTGAGGTCTGTAGTACTAAAATGGATCTGCCAGTGGCAAACAGCAACGTGTTTTTCTGTTCGGTTGACTTTATACAGATGCGCCTCACATAGCGCTCAGCTGATGGAGGATGATGTATGAGACATAATGATTGCAGCGTATATTCAATCGCAACGAGGACAGAAAGCATTATGATGGAGTGAGGAGTAGGCCAAAACTTCCAAATTTTAATAAAAAAACCCCGCAGATTATAGCGAGGCTGAGTATTGCGAAATGATTTAGCTTGAATATAAAAACATTCTTATGAAAAATCATTCATCATCATTGTAATGATTGAAATAATCTTTTTCTTTTTGGCTAAATTCATCGTCTGCATTAAGTAATTTAAGCATAGCATCCCTTTCTGCATTCTTTTTTCGTCTAATTATAATGGCTGCTTTTAATTCAGATAACGCGACATCAAAATCACGAAGTGAAATAGATGATAGAAAAGCAACGAATAATAATGATACAGATAAAGCTCCCAAGTAACGAGAGTATTCAATATCGTCCTTTATTACATTGAATAAAAATATAACAGCGCCACTAAGTATGTAAAAAATCATCCACAGCCATATATTTTGAATAAACAAAGATATGCTTTTACTTAACCTGCCGGTCTCAACTGAATTCAGCCCATCATTATCAATTAGCTTCTCGAACTTACTTTTTAAATTCCACGCGTAGGTTATTAGAGGGGTCAAAACCCCACCGCTAATCAGAAGTTGTAACCAACCATTCAGATTCTCTATTCGTTCTGGCTCTGAAAAATAATAAAAAGAGCAGCAGAATACTAAGAGAAAAAGAACTCCCCTAATAACTTTACTCAGCTTCAGCATCTAATTCGCCCAACCGAATTTGTTCAATCAACCATTCACGAATCTTCATGTATAGCTCCTCAGGATCGGCTATTCCATTGATAAACTTAAGCTTAATTTTTTTGCTGATTACTAAGTTGTCTCCTTTGATTTTTCCGACTTTATCGAGTGTTAATTCGACATCTTCCGGATGACTATGCCTAAGGGCTTGGCTGATATTGTTGATTAACTCCTGAGAAGTTTTTTTAGCTTTATAGTTATAGCTAATTTCTACAGAAACATTTATATTCCCTTTGTCAATAGCATCTCCGGAGAATATTTCATCTGTAAGGCCGTAATTCTCGCGTTCTCTATCTGAAAACAACACTTTTATTATATCAAGACCCATTCCTTTAGGGGTCACTTTAACATGATTTGCTTTAATCGTCTCAGAAGTCATTTGGGTTCTGGCGTCTTGAATGGATACACCATCTAAAGTTTCCACTAACGGAGTACCAATTCTTATTTTTTTAGTATTATTATTCATAATCTTTTCTCTTTGCTGCTTAGGTAACTCAGCATTGAGCATTACAGAACCTTTATTTATTACACCAGATGTTTTTAGCAACCATGTAATATATTTCTCAAGTTCCCTTGTTCTGAGTATAGGGGATTGAATCAATACAACGTGGTTATTTAAAAATGCCATATGCATTATGGAATCTAAAAATTCACGTCTTTTACCATCGACTGATGCTGGTGGGGCTATCTGATCGATAGATAGGAAAGATGCGCTTTCATCAATTGTTATAATACTTTTGTTGGTGCCATCGCTATAACGAACTAACTCATCAAACAGTATACTCCATCTCTCAATTTTATTGTTCATGAAGTGGCGTGCCTGTTGAACATCACCATCTTCGCCGTCATGACTATCTACGCTTACAATTTGGTATCGGTCCTTCACGACTGATAGGCGGCTAAGTGCTGTCGCCACCATTTCTTGCAGAGTCTGATTTACGTTTTCACCAATAATTTTCGCGATGCGATAGTGAAGAGTTTTGTCTTTGTATTCAATGATAGGTTCTTTGATTGCTGTAATTTTCTGAGTCATATTTAAAATCCTTGTTTTTTTTAATAAGTTACTACATGTACAGAAATTCACAACCAACCAAACATCATAAACCTGCTCTGCCGATAATCTCTTACGTCTGTCTATCTCATATCGGGGAATTTTTTTCCTCAACTCTTTAAATACTGGACTCAGGACAACAAAGTTATTGCATCCTCACCCCTAGTGATTTCACATCTCCTATATGTCCCATGTCGATTTTACGGGCTTAATCCCGCGTCAGCTCATAACAACTAAACCTGATCACCTCCTCCCCAAACCACGCATTCAACTCCTTAAACCGTTCCTGCAACGGCGTCAGCTCATTACGGACAAACACCTGTGACGCTTTAACCGAATCACCAAAACCGCCGCTGTTCTCCGGAATGATCCCCATCATCTGCGGCGGAACGCGGTGCGCGCACAGCAAATCGTTCTGGCTGGCTTTCTTAATATTGAAGAAATCGTCTTTGGTCGCAACTTCACTCAGCGGCAGAATCTTGATCCCGTCTGGTTTACCGTTCGGTGCGTACATGAACAGATTGCGGAAATTCCCCAGCCCTTTCGTGTCCCGCATCGCTTTGCGCATCTGATCGATGTCTGAGCTGCTTTGCGCCGCGTCGGTCATATACAGGATATATCCGGCGTGTGCGCCGTTCTGGTAATACTTGCGGCGGAACAGGGTCGCGGCCTCATTGAGCCAGGCAGAGTTCAGGGCGCTGAGATATTCCGGCAGGCCGTATAGCTCCTGATTAATGTCCGGTTCAATAAGATGAAACACGCTACCGGTTTCGAACTGATGCGCTTCTTTCCATTGCTGCACAAACCAATAGGTGTCTGGCTCAACTCCTCGGCGTGCATATTTTGCAGGCACAGTTTTCATCACCACGGCGTCGCCGAGCTGGTTGCGGATCACCTCCAAAAACGCATTCCCAAACACCAGGTAGTCCAGGGCGAACCGACTGAATTCTTGCTGGGATAACAGTAGGTGCGGGACAAAGGTCGAAGCCAGAATATTACGTTTCACATACAGCGATGAGCTGTGATGCACCGCTGCCCGCAGCGTGCGAGCCAGGCCGTCAAAGCTGATCGGCGGCTCATACCACTGGCCGTTCCCGGTGCATTCGATGTAATCCAGGATTTCGCGGCGGTCTAATACCGGCGTCGGATCGCCAAAGCTGAACGCCTCCGCGCCGCCGTTATGCTGTGCGGTTGCGGTGACTGCGGCTTGTGCTGCCTTTCGAAATCTACGCTTAGCCACGGTGATCACCTTTTGTCTGTTTGTTGCTTGTGTGAATAGCTGTCTGGTACAGGTCGCGGAATTCATACGCTGATGGCTGATGTATCAGGCGACGCGTTTCGCTGGAAATATCCTTGCCAGTCCAGGCGTTTTTGTGTGTGTCGGTGTGAGTGGTTTTCATTAGTAAAACTCCAGAATGTTAGGGCTTTGGCCGCCGCTGGCGGCGGTCAGAGGTTCGTTAAGCAGTGCGTGCATGATTGCCCAGGCGACATCGGCATGGCTGGCTTCCTCGCTGCGGCTTGCCTCATAGGTTGAACGGCTGCCGCTGGCGGTCATGGTTTTGCGGATCGCCATGAATGACGACGTGATGTCTTTGTGGTTGGTGTCGTATTCAAGGCGTCCGGACGTGATGGTGTCTTTGGCTTTCAGTACCATTTTCGTTTTGGTTTCGGGGCTATACCTGATTTCCATCGCAGCGGGGAAGAACTGCCGGACAAGCTGGAAAACCCCCTGGCCGATGCCGGTGGCGTCCACGCCGATGTATTCCACGCAGTAGCGTTTCGTTAACTCCTCAATGCTTTTTGCCTGGGCGGCAAAGTCCATCCCCTTCCACTGGTGGCGTTCCAGCACGCGGAACTTACCGCCGTCCACCAGCGGCGGAGCCACCACGGCACAGCCTGCGCTGTCGCCGGTGTGCGACGGGTCGTAACCAATCCAGACGGCGCGATAGCCAAACGGACGCACGGCGAACGGGCTGAAATCCTCCCATTCCTCAGCACTCTCCACCATGCACCGTTGCAGCTCGGCGAACGGGAACACCGACGCCTGATCGTCAACAAATTCACACATGAACAGGTTGCGGAAATCCTCGCTGCTGTTCTCCTGTTTCAGCGTGTCGATGTTGAACAGGTTGCAGCCCCCGGCTAGCGCATCCTCAATGGTGACGATTTGCCGCCACTGGCCGTCCTCGCAAAGGCGGCCTTTCGCCAGGGCGTGATGGCCGATATCCAGTTCAATCCTGTCGTTCGGATTTTCCCGCCCCTTGTTAAACAGCTCACCTGACCAGAACGGATAAGCACCGTGCGTCAGTGCTGACGGCGTGGAGAAATAGGTGGTGCGCAGATGTTCCTGCGACGCCATACCGCTGGCGACCTTGCGCAGTTTCTGGAAGTTGGGGATCCAGAAGATTTCGTCCACGTACAGGTCGCCGTTGTGGCTTTGTGCGGTGTTGGAATTGGTGCCTAAGAAAATCAGTTTTGCGCCATTGTTGCCGAGCACAATCGGGTCGCCGGTCAGCTCGACATCAACCTGGCGGGCAAACTGTATGATGTACTCACGAAACACGTAAGCCTGGGTCTTACTGGCTGACAGGAAAATCTGGTTATGGCCGGTTGTCAGGGCGCGCAATAACGCCTCCCGTGCAAAAAAGAACGTTGCACCAATCTGGCGGGATTTGAGGATGTCACGGATCCGATGTTTAAGCCCCGCGTCGTACCAGATACGCTGATACCGGAAGCACTGAGAAAGAAAAATATCCTCCAGTTTTTCCAGCGCCTCGTCGCTGAAAAAGTTCTTAGTCGGCTTCTTACGTTCTCCCTTGTTCCGGTTGGCAACGTTCGGGTTTAAATCCACCTCATTCCCGCTCTGGCCGTAGCGGTTCACCCTTGCCAGGCGTTCCATTAACCGGCCTAACGCCTCCATTTCCTTGTAATCCGCATTCCCTTTGACGTCTTTGACCGTGAGCTGGATCAGCCGCGCTTCCAGGCTGGATTCAACGCGTGAAATCGGCGCGGCGTTCTCCCACGCATCGCGGGTTTTCCAGCTCTGCACCGTCGGTATTTTTTGGTTCAGCAGTTCCGCAATCTGACGGACAGAAAACCCCTGCCAGTAAAGCAGTGCCGCCTGTCGCCGTGGGTCGCTGATGAGGGTTGAGTTTGTCATTTTCATGACTGCCACGTTAACGAGCGGCCTGCTGATTTTCCTGCTGTCCACGTTGTGCCATCGGGCAACAACCCGCATCGGCTGGCGGTGTCGGGCGTGTGTCGGGAAACTTGGATTTCTCAGAAGCACACACCGACTGGAGTCATAAACATGGCAACAAAAGCGAAGCGTTTTCGCATCTGTACCGAAGGGGCGACCACCGACGGCCGCGAAATTACACGCGACTGGATTGAACAGATGGCGGCGACTTATGACCCGAAGGTCTACGGCGCACGCATCAACATGGAGCACATCAAGGGCTATTTCCCTGACAGTGCGTTTCGTATGTACGGCGATGTCACCGGCGTTTACGCCGAAGAAGTGGCTGACGGTGCCCTGAAAGGCAAGCTGGCACTGTATGCCGATATTGACCCGACGCCGGATTTAGTCTCGATGGTGAAAGCCCGCCAGAAGGTTTACACCTCTATCGAAGTTAACCCCTCGTTTTCCGACACCGGCAAAGCCTATCTGATCGGCCTGGCCGTGACCGACAGCCCCGCAAGCCTCGGCACCGAGTACCTGCAATTCAGCGCGAAGGCACAGCAGAACCCGCTGGCAGGCCGTAAGCAAAGTGCAGACAACCTCTTTACCGCCGCCGAAGAAACGGCGTTCGAGTTTGTGGAAGAAACACCGGCTGCGCCGTCGCTGTTCTCCCGCGTGAAACAACTGCTTTCCAGCAAATCCGCCTCAGACGATGCCCGTTTTAAAGACGTGCATGACGCGGTGGAAGTGGTGGTGGAACACGTCGAAACCGGCCTGAAAGCCACTGATGAAAAGCTGTCCGCGCTGGAGGGCACCGTGACGGAACGTCTGAACGCGCTGGAGAAATCGGCGAAAGACGATCGCGAACAGTTCAGCACGCTGAAAGGCAAGCTGGAGAAATCCGCGCCGCAGAACTACACGCAGCGTCCCGTTTCAAGTGGCGGCGGCAAGGGTGATGCAGCCAATTTCACCGACTGCTGAGTACAACACTCGCTATTAATCCGTTAACCAATTTGGAAAAAAACGCATGAAACAAACTACCCGTTTTCAATTTAACGCCTTCCTGTCCCGTATTGCTGAGCTGAACTCTGTGGACACCGGCGACCTGAATAAAAAATTCAGCGTGGAGCCGTCGGTGACGCAGACGTTGATGACCCGCGTGCAGGAATCCTCCGCGTTCCTGCAGATGATTAACATCGTGCCCGTGGATGAAATGAAGGGGGAAAAGGTTGGCGTGGGCGTGTCTGGTTCGATTGCCAGCACCGCAGACACCAGCGGCACCGGTGAACGCCAGACGGCTGACTTCAACACCCTGACCGCTGAGGGTTATGAGTGCCGCCAGACGAACTACGATTTCCATTTCCGCTACGCCACGCTCGATCTCTGGGCGCGCTATCAGGATTTCCAGGCGCGTTTACGTGACGCCATCGTGAAACGTCAGGCACTGGATCGCATCACCATCGGCTTTAACGGCGTGAAGCGTGCGGCAACGTCAGACCGCGTTAAATATCCGTTGTTGCAGGACGTGAACGTGGGCTGGCTGCAAAAGTACCGTGAGAATGCGCCGGAGCGCGTGATGAGCAAAATCCTCGGTGACGATGACGCCGTGATTTCTGCCACCGTCCGCGTCGGTGCCGGTGGTGACTTTGAGAACCTGGACGCGCTGGTGATGGATGCCACCAACAACATGGTTGACCCGATTTATCAGGATGATACCGGCCTGGTGGTGATCTGCGGCCGTCAGCTGCTGGCAGACAAGTATTTCCCGCTGGTGAATAAGGCGCAGGAGAACTCCGAAAGCCTGGCTGCGGATATGATCATCAGCCAGAAGCGCATCGGTAACTTACCGGCGGTGCGCGTGCCCGGCTTCCCTGCCAATGCGTTCCTGATCACCCGCCTGGATAACCTGTCCATTTACTGGCAGGACGGCACACACCGTCGTCACATCGAAGAAGTGCCGAAGCGTGACCGCATCGAAAACTACGAGTCCATTAATGAGGATTTCGTGGTGGAAGACTATCGCGGCGGCTGCCTGGTCGAAAACATCCAGCTCGGCACCTTCAAAACCACCGCACCTGAATCAGCGGAATAAAGGGGGACGCCATGATTAGTCCTTGCCGTCGTCACATGTTGCGACAGTCAGCCATCAACGCGGCGCAGCAGGCTGCCGGTCAGATGAGCCAGGCCACCGGCTACGAGTTGCTGCTGCAAAAACTGAATGCGGATAAACAGGCACTGAGCAAACACCAGTCCTTCCAGGCAAAAGCGGAGCTGAAACGCACGCTGCTGCCGGAGTATGCCCCGTGGGTGTCGGGCGTACTTGCCGAAGGGAACGGCGCACAGGATGCCATCCTGATGACCGTGATGATCTGGCGGATTGATGCCGGTGATATCGCCGGTGCGCTGAACATTGCCCGTTACGCATTTAAGCACCGGCTCGCGATGCCGTTCGGCACCCGTACGGCGGGCTGCGCTTTCACTGAGGAAGTGATCGACCAGGCAGCCCGCACCCGTGCCGCCGGTGAGCCGGTCAGTATTGACCTGATGCTGGAAGTGCTGGAACTGACTGACAGTGAGGATATGCCCGATAAAGTCCGTGCGCAGTTGCACAAGCTTATCGGCTATCTCTACCGCGACGGCGGCAAGGATACGTTAGCCCTGGAGCGTCTGAAAAGTGCCTTAATTCTCGACGGCAAAGCAGGCGTAAAAAAAGATATTGAGCGTCTGGAATCCGCCATTAAAAAGGCATCCGGAAGCTAAAAGGAATGCGCCCCGCGCAGGGCGGCACGCCAGCCGCGACGGGTCTTTGACCTTGCTCAACGCTGGCGTCCACCGCCCCCTATTCAGAGGTCACTATGTCGTCTCTTGTTATACCTGCACCAAAGCCGGACGCCGCGACGGAACCCGCGATTAAGAACACCCATTTCTGGCCGGATGTCGATCCGGTTGAGCTGCGCGACACGCTGCGCCTGGAGGGCACTGTCACCGCTAAGCGGCTGCGAAATGCCGCAAAGTTTGCCATGACCGAAGTGAATGCCGAGCTGTTCAGCTTTCGTGATGCGCAGATTGCCCAGGGGTACAAAAGTCTGGCTGATGTTCCTGCTGATCAGATTGACGATGAAAGCGTGAAGGTCTGCGCCTATCAGCGCGCCGTGGCGTCTATCGCGGCGGCCTTTCTGGCAGAACGTTACCCGAACAGCGACACCACCGACGCAGGCAGCAAAAAGGCGGTGATTGTTGAAAGCACGGTTGATGACTTGTGGCGTGATGGCCGCAATGCGATCAGCGACGTCGCCGGTGTGTCTCACTGCATTATCGGGCTGCTCTGATGAAAATCCATGCCGAACAGGGCGACACCGTGGATTCGCTCTGCTGGCGGTACTACGGGCGCACGGGGTCGGTCGTTGAGCAGGTTTACGCGGCTAACGTTGGGTTGGCCGCACAGGGGGCAATTTTGCCCCATGGCTACGCGGTGGAGCTGCCGGATATTACCCAGGCCGCAGTCAGTGAAACCGTTTCACTTTGGGACTGATGACCATGGAGCGCATCACCTCGTTTATCTGTTACTGCGTCGCGGCCTTTCTTGCCTGGCTCGGCGCGATGTCACCGCAGGATATCGCCTTTCTGGTGGGGGCGGGCGTCGGCGTCGCCACCTTCCTGGTGAACTGGTACTACCGCCGCAAAACCTACCGCCTGCTGAAAGAAATGGGCGTCAGTGGAGAAATCAATGCAGCCATCAATCGTTAGGCGCTGCGCCGTCCCCGCCGTCCTGGCGATTGCCGCGCTGCTGCCGCAAACGCCAACGCTGAAAACGTCCGCCGCCGGTCTGGCACTGATTGCTGATTTTGAAGGCTGTCGTCTGTCGGCCTACCAGTGCAGCGCGGGCGTCTGGACAAACGGCATCGGGCACACCGCAGGCGTGAAGCCGCAGACCCAAATCAGCGAACGTCAGGCCGCCGTTAACCTGGTGGAAGACGTGATGCGGGTGGAGAAAGGCATTGCACGCTGTATGCCGGTTGCCATGCCGCAGCCGGTGTATGACGCCGTGGCGTCCTTTGCGTTTAACGTGGGCGTGACGGCGGCCTGCAAGTCCACACTGGCGTTTTTCATCAACAAAGGCCAATGGCGGGATGCCTGCGAGCAGTTGCCGCGCTGGGTGTTTGTGAACGGTGTCCGCGTCACCGGCCTGGAACGCCGCCGCGCGAATGAGCTGGCCTACTGCCTGCGGGGAGTCTGATGCGCATTTTAATTTTGTTACTGCTGGCCGCCTGCGCACTGGCGGGGCTGCAAACCTGGCGTATCGGTGGCCTGCATGATGAAGCCGACCAGGCGCAGCGCATTATTGGCACATTGTCCGCCGGTATTGAAAGCCGCGACAACGCCATCAACCGCCTGAACGATGATGCCGCAGTGCGGGAACGCCAGGAACAAAGCCTGCGCACCCAACTCTCACATGCGGGGCAGTTGGCGCGGGATCGTGAATACCACATTCAAAGGTTACTTAATGAAAATCAGGAAATGCGTGACTGGTACGGCGCTCGTCTGCCTGACGGCATTAGCCGGATGCACGCACGTCCCGCCTTTGCCAGCGCCGCAGATTATTTACGTTGGCTGTCCGGCGGTCACGAGCTGCCCGATACCGGCAAGCTCACCGGCCACTAACGGCGATTTAAGCAGTGATGTCAGAAACCTGGAGGCTGCGCTGACCGCCTGCGGCCTCCAGGTGGAAGCGGTCAAACAATGCCAGGAGGAACACCGTGTTAAAACCCGCACAACTACGAAAAGCGTTAACTGACGCGGTGCCGGTGCTGCAAACCAGCCCCGACACATTGCGGATGTTTGTGGATAACGGGCGTATCGTTTCCACGTTAGCCAGTTCGCTGTCGTTTGAATATCAGTATCAGGTGGAGTTGCTGGTCACCGACTTTGCACAGGACAGCGATCTGATCATGGTGCCGGTTCTGGCCTGGCTGCGTGAGCATCAGCCGGACATTATGGCGACACCGGAAAAGCAGCAGACCGGCTTTAAATTTAAGGCCGATATGCTCAATGATGGCAGTTGCGACATTGCCGTTTATTTACAGCTCACCGAGCGCGTGATCGTCAAACAGATTGATGCCGGTCTGCACGTTGAACACTTCCCGGAACCGCCGCTGCCGGAGCCGGTGGAAAGGCCGCGTGAGTTGTATCTGCACGACGAGTTAGTGAGTCAGTGGCATGAGTGAACTGTCAGCGTTTGATACCCGATTGGCGGGATTGATTGCCGCGCTCTCACCGCAAAGCCGGAAGGCAATGGCGGCGACGATTGCGAAGCGTCTGCGCAAACATCAGCAGCAGCGCATTAAGCAGCAGGTCACGCCGGAGGGGCAGCCCTTCACACCGCGCCGCCCGCAGCCTTTGCGGGCAAAGAAAGGCCGCATCAAGCGGGAGATGTTCGCCAGATTGCGCACCGCAAAATACATGAAAGCTAAAGGCACCGCTGACGACGCGGTGGTGGAATTCACCGGTCAGGTGCAGCGCATGGCGAAGGTGCATCAGTACGGGCTGCGGGATCGCCCGTCCGTCCGTGCAAAAGAAATGCAGTATCCGGCGCGCCCGCTGTTAGGACTGGACGCGGAGGATATGAAAATTGTGGAAGATGAATTGCTAAAACTTATTAGCTCAGACTTCAACTGACATAACTGCGGCACAGAGCCAAATCTAATCTTACAGGCAGCTCTGTGCTAGGAGTGGACATTTCACACTTCTGCTTATGTGGCCAAAATCGGTATTCCACTACATGCGTTGGCGGACGAGGCCACACAACGTTTCAGGTTGAGAGTGTAAAAACAATCCAGAGGCAAGCACTGGGCAGCATGCTGCCACAGCTTCGCATTCATCTGGCTAAGGGGGGAATGGACCGGAATAAGGCATACCAGCGTGATGGGGAATATCAGAATCGCTATAATCGCAGCCGCTCTCTCAATACTCATTTTTGTGAGGTATTAAATGGACTCTTCATTTGAAAGGTTTTAAAAATTCATTTCGCCTATTATTTTAGCTTGTCAGCGTTATAGATGTCATAACGATGATTGCAGTCGCAAACTTGATGAAAAACAAGCCTAAACGGCGCTATCATATCAAGGCTTTATTTTCAAGTGAGCTAGCCGGTTAAATTAAAATATATTCCGAAGAAAATCATTCCGCTTGCATTAAAACAAGTTGAGTCGCATCCTTTTTAAATTTATATTAGCCTGCACAGTAAATTTTATTGCTATCTCTAAGATAGTACTTAGCCTTCAAGGAAAGGAAAAATGAAATATAAAACAGTTTTGCTTTGCGCTATCGCTTTGGCCTTGGCCGGCTGCAATAAAAATGATATTGATTGCGGGGATCAATCAATTCAGTCTGATTTGCAGAACAGATTGTTCTCTGCGCTCGCTCTGGAGAGTGGCAGCGGTGAAAGCACTGACCAATTCAAACAACACATCACTATCAAGTTCACTGACCCTAAGCAGAATGATGAGAAAGCAACCGAAAAGGCTGCTCAGTGCACCGTAACCATAACAGCTTCGGATGCTCACACATCAGGTAAAGCATTAACCGGCCCGGTTAGTTATGAATTGTTTAAAAATGCTGACAACAAAATACAGCTTGATGCAGACTCTGTACGCAGCGGACTGAATTTGGCAAAACTGAAGGTAATTAAGATTGATGAAACACCAGAGCAAAAAAACTGGCGTGAAGCTCAAGAAAAGCAAAAAGCTGAAGAACAACGCCTAGATCAAGAGAAAAAAGCAGCCGAAGCGGCCAAAGTTGCAGAGTTAGAAAAGCAAATCATGGCTGCGAAAACCCTTGCAGATAGTGAATTCAAGCCCGTCACAAATGATAGTTTGATGTTACTATTTTTAGCAAATTCAGGGCGTAAAGTTACGGATGAAGAAAAGTTAGACCTGCTCAGCGAACGCTGGAATGCCGAGAAGGATCCATTTAAACGTAACGATATGAAGCAAGAAGAATTAAACAAGGCGAATGAGCAACTGTCCTCCTTTAAAGATATTAAATATATCAAGGTAAGTAAAATGCTGTCGCGCCTTAATAGTCGACAGGAGAGCGTCAAAAAAGAAATAATTACGGATGCCTACCTTGGAATTCGCAAACCTGAAGCATATGATTTCGAAAAAAAACACTTTCCAATCGAAGTCTCTGGCTGTGGTGACTCACTCAATTATGGACCACAAGAATTTTACAGAACGCGACAAAATGTCACGCTAATGCTTGAGAAAAGTGCAATTAAATGCAATATATCCCCAAGCAATGATGAAGAAGCCAGAAGTTTCTCCAGTATTCTGTCGAATATCCCACAAAATATTTTCAGTGCAGAAGGTACTGCATATTTAATGATAGATGGATATAATGCAGACAAGGTTGCTATCAATACCACATTAATTCGTGAAGATCTTGCTATTTACAAGAACCAGGTAGATGCGTTGAACGATAAAGCACCTGCGATAAAAGTCACATTAAATTAACTTACTGGCCTTTTACTGAAATGCGGGATGCCTTGACAACAGGATTTCCCGCATTCACTCAATAACCCGTAAAATGTAAGACCAGAATTTCTTAATTCATGCTTACATTAAAAATGGAGAAAGCCACTATTTTTAGTGGTAGCTACGTGAACGTTATTCATCTATTCTGCCTTTATCAGCGAGCGGATCGGAGTCACTCTTTGTGGATCATTCTTTACTCCAGAAACCCATCATTATCCTTATTCTCGTCCTCTGGATAATAGATGTACTCAGGACAAAGAAACAAAAACACTCTGACCCCGCCATTGAAGAAGCTTATTCCAGAGAGCGCCATGAATGGCGATATCTCAGATGGGGATTCCGGGCAATACAAATGGCAGCGACGACGTATATCTTAGTTCAGCTGATTCAGTTATTACTGAGATAGATACCACAGGCCTTGACAGAAACACCGAACTGTCCAGCCTGACAGTGGTTGTGCTTCAGTGGTAGCAGTTGAGAATGTCTCTAGTGCGCCAAATACAGTCATTCGCACCCTGAATCACTTCATATTGTATTTTCACATAAACTTCTCGAGGTTCAATATGTCTATACCCTTCACACCTATATTAATAGGCAGTGTCATCAACGCTATCCCGGTATTAGTGTTGTATTTTGTCGTCAGCAAGAATATTAAACGACTGGTCCCATTAGTCCTCCTTTCAATCATTTACTCAGTGGGAAACTCCGTGTATTGGATTTCTAACCACGTTGACCTGACGCTGATTATCACGTTTACCATCTTAGTAATCGCAGGTGTGATTTGTCTTGTATCTATACTCAGACGTGAAGGGAATAGACTGAAGTCATGGTCTCTCGCAAGTAGCGCTCTTATTCTATGTTCGATTATTCCATTCGTAAGGCTGCGATTGTTTTTGGAACAAGTCTCACCTACGTTTTTTTATCCGTTGATAGCAGTATTATTGGCTGTGGCTGTTCTTTCATTAGCTTTCGCCCGAGGTCTTGGTGGGCCATTGACTAACGGGGCTGCATATCCAAACGGAAATATATCTAAGGCTTATGCTACCAGGACAGAAATAGATACGGATTTAGCCATGAAAGGCAGAACTGTGTTGTCAGATACAAATCTGGATGAAGTCGAGCGAGCAAGATACCGTAAAGTCCTAGACGAGAGAGACAACGGATAACACAAGCTTTCAGTCGCCACGTTAACAGCGTGGCGATTTTCATATCAGCTAACCTGCCGCCCGTTTTGCATACACAATAATGTCCGCAGATCGCTCATAGCGGACGATTCACATCAGCATGTCTGCTTTTTGCCAGGTACTGACTTTGCTAAAATTGCTCCCTTGTGAGTTATGAAGGCAATTGGTTTCATAATTAAAAAAACGCCCAAAAATTTGGACGTTTTTATCATAAAGTAATACTTAAGCTGAACGTATTCTGTGAAAAGTCGCCTTCTGCTTGGTTGTTAATTTTAAAAGACCGCTGACCCCGATTGCACAGAAAAAGAAAATCAAAAAAAGCAAAACCCCTCCCTCAATGCCCGCGAAGTAGGCGGCAGCGGTGAGCACAGCAGATATACCCATCACGGGTAGAAAATATTTATTCTGCGATTTGTATTTAACTTCCGCTAAACACCCTTTACACACACTAACGCCATATTCACTATCAGTAAAACAGAATGGACAGGTAAGTCGATCCTTGTCTTTATCCATGTTTTTCTCATATTGCTGCATTTTACTGAGATTATCGCGCGCTCGAGCGTTACCCTGATTGGCAGCTTTAGTCCACAACTCGGTTGCCTTGGTATAATCGTGACGTCCAAAATACAATGTACCTAGCGCGACTATCGCATCCAGATGTCCCTGTTCTCCGGCCTTTGAATACCAATCCAAGGCTTTGTTTTCATTCTTCGGAACGCCCTTACCATAATCGTACATCGCTCCAAGGTTATATTGTGCCGAAACAAAACCTTGAGCGGCAGATTGTGCATACAACTCCACTGCTTTGGCAACATTCTGCGTAACGCCATAACCCTGTTGATACATTACCCCGAGGGCATTCTGTGCCGCAGCATTTCCCTGTTCGGCAGCAAGAGAGTATAACTCCACGGCTTTTGTGTAATTCAGAGGAACTCCATCACCGTCCCTGTACATCGTCCCTAGCTCTACTTGTGCGTCGAGATCACCTGATAAGGCAGCTTCAGAACAACGCTCGAAATCATTAGTCGCGAAATAATCCCCGTTCGAAATATTCATTTTAGATATATCCTCATCTGTGAGTTTCCAATACTAAAACTGACCTCTAAAATGAAATTTTCTATATTATTTTCAAGTGTTTATAGGAAATGATCAGTTGAGGTCAATGCCACATTAATTGAAGTGGGCTTGATGAAATATGCCCTGTCACCGAATTGTCACTTTAATGGAATTACAGGATACCGCTGAATATTGAATTATGTAATTTCTGGTAATGAAAGTAACTAACTTTATGATTTAGTCAAGAAAGGGATTCAATCAAAAACTCATTTTCGTGTTTTACTTTTCGAACAGAGAATCGTTAGATCGTCATTCGATGTCTTATAGTTATTTCAGTTCGTTGTCTGCTCATCAGCGGGATGTAACGGACTATGATGTCCGCAAGTGAATTCACGCCAAACATTTCAACGTTTTGAGTTTATCGCAACATAGATTTATGCCACGGTTAGTGATCCCCATGTTGTGCCATCAGCCATCAACCCGCCTTAAATTGTATGCCACCTGACAGGGCGGCATTCTTTTATCCATGAATACATCCATCCCTAACAACGACATTCCGCGCCTGCTGCGCAATCTGATCCGCATTGGCACCGTTGCCGAGGTGGATTTAGTTGCGGGCACCTGTCGCGTGAACACCGGCGGCAACGTCACCGACTGGCTGCACTGGCTGACCTCCCGCGCAGGGCGCTCGCGTTCCTGGTGGGCACCGTCTACCGGTGAACAGGTTTTATTGTTTTGCCTGGGCGGTGAGCTGGATACCGCCTTTGTGATGCCAGGCGTTTTCTCTGATGAATTCCCTGCGCCGTCAGCGTCAGCCGAAGCCGTACATGTCACTTTCCCTGACGGCGCGGTGATCGAGTACGAACCCAAAACCGGCGCACTGTTGGCAACCGGTATCAAGTCCGCCACGGTAAACGCGTCGGAAAAAGTCGCTGTGACTGCACCGGACATCACCTGCACGGCATCCACCCGCATCACGCTCGACACGCCGGAGGTGGTCTGCACCCACAAGCTCACCACGGGCAGTCTGGAGGTGAAACAGGGCGGCACCCTAACCGGCAACCTCACCCATTCCGGCGGCAGCCTGACATCAAACGGGGTTGTTGTGCATACCCATAAACACAGCGGCGTCCAGACGGGTGGCGGTCAGACTCAGGTGCCTTCATGACGAATGCGAAATACATCGGTCTGGCTCGCGACACGGGGCGCAGCGTCGAAGACCTGGCGCACATTCAGCAGTCGGTCAGCGATATTCTGCGAACGCCCGTCGGTTCCCGCGTCATGCGCCGTGACTATGGTTCACTGCTGTCTGAGCTGACTGATCGCCCGCAGAATGCGGCGCTGCGGCTGCAAATCATGGCGGCCTGTTACAGCGCGATTTTGAAATGGGAGCCACGCGTCAGCCTGACCGGCATCACTTTTGAAACGACGTTTGACGGGAAAGCCGTGGTGGAACTCACCGGCACCCGCAAAGACACGTCAGCCGCCATTTCCTTAACCCTTCCAGTGAGCTGAATTATGGCAACTATCGACCTGAGCCAGTTACCCGCCCCCGACGTGGTGGAAGTGCTGGATTACGAAATCCTCCTGGCGGAGCGCAAAGCCACGCTGGTCTCTTTGTATCCGGAGGAACAGCAGGCGGCGATTGCCCGCACGCTGACCCTGGAATCTGAACCCATCGTGAAGCTGCTGGAGGAAAACGCCTACCGCGAAGTGATCCTGCGTCAGCGGGTTAACGAGGCGGCGCAGGCGGTGATGCTGGCTTATGCCACCGGCGCAGACCTGGACAACATCGCCGCCACGTTCAGCGTGGAACGCCTGACTATTACGCCCGCTGATGATGACAGCGTGCCCGCCGTCGCGGCGGTGATGGAAAGCGATGCGGATCTGCGGGTGCGTGCGCAGCAGGCGTTTGAAGGGCTGAGCGTGGCGGGTCCGGTCGGCGCGTATGAGTATCACGGGCGCTCGGCTGACGGACGGGTGGCGGATATTTCGGTGGTAAGCCCATCGCCTGCCTGCGTGACGATTTCCGTGCTGGCACAGACCGGCGACGGCACCGCGCCTGATGATTTGCTGGCCGTGGTTCAGGCTGCGCTCAACGATGAGAACGTGCGCCCCGTGGCTGACCGCGTGACCGTCCAGTCTGCCAGCGTGGTGAATTACACCATTGACGCCGTGCTGTATCTGTTCCCTGGTCCGGAAGCCGAACCCATCCGCGAAGCCTCGGAGGCAAAACTGATTGCCTACATCACGGCGCAGCACCGGTTAGGCCGCGACATCCGGCTGTCGGCGATTTATGCCGCGCTGCACGTTGAAGGTGTGCAACGGGTGGAGCTGAAAAGCCCGCTGGCCGACATTGAGCTGGATAAAACCCAGGCGTCATTCTGCACCGCCTATACGCTGGCGGTGGGTGGTTACGATGAGTGATCGCCTGCTGCCCGTCGGTTCCTCGGCGCTGGAGGTTGCCGCCGCCGACGCCTGCGCCGCGCTTGAAAACGTGCCGGTGCCGCTGCGGCAGCTTTGGGATCCGCTGACCTGTCCGGCAAAGTTTTTGCCTTATCTGGCGTGGGCGCTGTCGGTTGACCGCTGGGATGAAAACTGGCCTGTCTCCACCAAGCGCCGCGTGATCCAGTCGGCCTGGTTCATTCACTGCCACAAGGGCACGGTGGGCGCAATCCGGCGCGTGGTGGAGCCGCTCGGCTACCTGATTAACGTGACCGAATGGTGGGAAACCGGCGACGAACCCGGCACGTTTCGCCTGGATATTGGCGTGCTGGAAACCGGCATCACCGAAGAA